GAAGTAGAGGGCGAGTTCGCCGTGCTCGGCGAGTTTTTTTCAGCCGACTCGACAGCCTTGCCCGACAGGCCAGACAGACGCTCAATGGTCGAGCAGAGAAGCTCCACCTTCGACGCGCCCAACTGCATCGCCTTCTCAGCCGTCGCAACGTCAAGCAGCGGCTTACCGTCCTCAGCCATCAGGCCGAAGCGCAGGAGGTACTGCTGGTAGAGGCCCAGTTCGGCCCTGCCACCTTCCTGAACGGCCGGGGCAAGGATGCCGAGCACCGTCGCACGGTCCGCGCCGGTCAGCTCGCGGCAGAGAACCTTCCCCATCCCAGGTACGTCAACCTCTTCCTCCGCGAGTTGCCCCGCGAAGGAGAGGAAGGCGTCCCTAGTAAGAAGCCCAGCCATTAACTGAAGAACACCTGGCCCTGGCTGCGGAAGTTCGCGGTGAACGTGACCTTGCCCGTCACGGTGACGGACGTTGCGAAGTCGCTCAGGTAGGCGGTCAGGTCGTAGCAGTCCGTCGAGTTGACGTACAGGTTCAGGCCGACCGTGACCTTGTTCAGGACGGCGTTGTGAAGGGTTGTCTGTCCGGGATCGCCCGTCACAGCCCAGTTGCCCGCAATACTTCCTGAGAGCGACTGGAGGCCGGGAACGTCGGATGTCCACAGGTCGCCGAGCGCGGTCTGGTCGAGTAGAGCCTCAGTCAGTGTCCCGTTCCAGGTGTCAACCTGGGCGACGGTCGTGACTGGTGTGCCGTTGATGCGGACGCTTCCTCCGCGACCTGCTACCGCCGATGCTGCCACGGGCTACGCCTCCTGAATCAAAAGGGGTGAATGCATTCAGGGGCGGGCTATCGGCAGCCGCGCTAGGGCGTTCGGATCAGCGAGTCTGGCCCGTGACCATCGCCCTGTAATTCATTACGAACTCAAAACGCTGCTTGGCGTCACGCCCAAGGTTGACCGGGTTGGATTGCAGCGCCCAAAGCAACTTGACGTGCAGGCTGTAGATCGTCGTTTCCGTCATCCCATGCAGGCCGCGAAAGATCGTCTGTAGGTTCGTCATCGCGGTAGAGGGGTCGAGCGAACGGGAAATGATCTGCCAGGAAGGGGTGTCGGTGTCATCGGCCCCCGTCAATGCGGGAGGCCCACCGCCACTGTCATAGATGCAGATGGCAGTGTCGGGCTGGTCGGGCAGGTTCTGCTTGAAGACGTTCGTGCCGACTGTCCCGAGTCCGAGGTCGGTGGCGACGTAGGTGGCGAGGCTGTCGATGGGAAACGACATTACGTGTGCAGCCTCGCCTTGACGTTCTGCTCGATGACGGTTCCAAGTTCCGGCTCAAACGCCCGCGCAGGCCGCTCCAGGTACTTGTACGTCGTCGGCGGCGCGTGCTTGTACCGGGCGATCTCGTGTACGTATAGGGCGTAGCCGATGGCCACTTTGCCGTCTGGCCCGATCTCGACGCCGTAGCCGTAGCCGATCGTCACCGAAATGCTGTCGCCCTCGATCTTTGGCTGCTCGACCTCGCCCGATCGTTTCAGCGTCCCGAACTCAACCGGGACGATCGCCTGGGACTCGCCCATGATGATCGTTCCGCCCTGATAGAGACCGGCCGCTGTTCCCTCAACGATCTTCTTGCCTGCATCGGCGAAACTCACAGACGAACCTCAACGATCCAGGCCACCATCGGGGCGTTCAGGGACGGGCCGGGCGAGTAGTTCGGCTCAATCGAGACGGCCTCCAGCGTTTCCCCGCCCGCGATGCCGACAGACGTAAACCTGTCGCCCAACTGGAACGTTGCAACGTTCGCGTCGTTCGCATCGAAGTAGAGGGACTGGTCGGACGTGTAAACGCTTCCGTCCTTGCGCGATACCTGCATTGAGCCGAACGCCGGGTAGCACTTGAGCGTGACCGGAGCAGCCCAAGTGTCCTGCCCGTAGCCGTCGTTGCCGGACTTCCCGGCCCACTGGACATCGACCGTTAGGAGGGCCGCGAGATTCGAATCGAGCGCCACCGGCTAGTCCTGGTCGGCGATGACCGAGTTGTCCCGCCCGCCCGTCAACGGGTCGCTGAACTCCGTCTTCGTGAAGAGCGGCTGCACAGCATCGGGATCTGCCGCAAGGGACTCCTTCTCGCTAATCGAGCGGCCACCGCTCCAAGGCGCGTGCATCCCACTGGCCCGCTTGCGGAACGCGGTAGCCATCTCCGCGTACTGTTTCGCTGCGGTCGTGTAGGTGAGCGTTGTTCCGCCCCGCCCGATCCTTACGTCTGCTTTGCGGAGGAAGCTGCGCGAGATGATCTCGCACGCCCGCGCCGAAGCGCCCCAGTGGTTCGATTCGACGCTCAGAATGAAATTCAGCTCGTCGTCTTGCAGCAGTTGGGCGTTAACGTCTGTGTCTGCGATTTCGAGCCGCAATTTGTCCAGGTCGGAGGTGATCGCCACGGTTGGTCTATCGCCGCAGGGCTATGAGCCGGTCACGTGGTCGAACCCCAGACAAGCTCACCCCAGGGGCCATCGCCCCACCCGTATCCCACCGCGTAGCCGTCGTAACTCCATCCGACAGATTCGCTGTATGTCCAGCCGGTCGTTTCGCTGTACGTCCAGGCGGGTGTTTCACCGTATGTCCACGTCAAGGTCATCGAATCTCGATGCGCTTTCCGCTCTAGACGATCTGGAAGCCGATGCAGGGAAGGATCGCCCCGACACCCATCGCCGACTCGGTGATCGTTCCGGGGGCGGGGTGAGAGGTTGCGAGGCTCATTGCTGCGTCTCCCACCGCCGCGCCCTCGGGCGACGGCAGCAGGACGGCGGGGATGATGTTCCCGGCCGAGCCAGCCATGCCGCCTGCCTTACGCAAGAAGGTGGCGGTCGTGTTATCGACGGTGATGACCGCCAGGAGTTGCTGAAGCTCGTCCACGGTGATGTTCGGGTCGCCGATCTTCTGGAATCCGGCGGCGGGACAGGCGATGGCTCCGCTCGTCCACAGTTGCGTCCGGGTGGTGACCTTCGTGTCGTAGAGGGCGACGCTGATGTTGCCGCTCGCAGTACCTACGAAGATGTAGAGGTTCTTGACGGTGCCTGCCTTGCGGCAGGTGACGCGGCCTCCGCGTAGCTGGTTGATCGCCGACCAGGCTGCGGAACTGGAGCAATCCTCCGGCCTCGCCGTCCACGCGACGGCGTAGTCGTTGTCGTTCACGTCCCCGGCGAGCTGGGCGTAGCGGGTGCGGCGGATCTTGTTGCGGTTGACGTGGTTGATCGCCCCGGTGAGGCCGCCGAGCGCCGGGATCTCAAGACCCGACACGTCCACGACCATCGCTGTCGATTGGCAGTCAACGCCGTAGGTGGCTCCGGTTGCCGACTGATTCATCTGCCCCATCTGCCCCTCGACGACCAGCTTGCCGCCCGTGACCCCCGCGTCGATCAGGACGCCGCCGAGCTTCGCGAACCTGTAATCGACCTCGGCACGAACGTTGGGGGTGCTGGTGGTGTGCGCCTCGATCTTCAGCGGCGTCGTCTCGCGCGTCTGCGAGTGGTGGCGGATGCGGAGCACGTCGTTGACCGCGCCGCCTCTCACACGGACGCCCAGGGTGCCCCAGTCCGTCCCAGAGACACCAGACTGTCCGTAGGTGATGACCTCGAAGTCGCCCGACACAACCTCGTCAAGCTCCAGCACCGCCACGGGGGGCGCGAGCGTGTAGACGCTCGCGCGCAGCCTCAACCGGCCGAAGTTCGACGGGGCCGAGCCGGAACAGACACGCACGAGTGAGTTGGTGGGCCGGTCGCCTGTCTCGACAAGGAAGTCGTTGAAGTTGTTGCAGCCGTCGAAGGTGATGCCGTCAGTGATCCCGGTGCCGTAGTAGCCGTCGATGTAGCCGTTGATGTCCGTGCATTTCGTGAACTTGTCCCCATGCGTGCATGACCAGATTTTGGCGCGGAGGAAGCCGAATGCGTTTACTAGCGTCCAGTCCACGCCCGACCCGCAGTTGTTGACGTCAAGGATCGCTTCGATCCATCCCTGAATGTTGTCCGCCGCGGTCGTGGCGTCGGCCTTCCAAACCGTCCCGTCGAAATCTTGTCCGCCGATTCGCGCACGGCCACCGCCAATCGCCTTCGGGAAAAAGGCGACATCGCCCCACTGGCCCCCTCCGACGAAGTTGATGTCGAACTCCGGGCAGATCAAGTTCTTGGGAGTGAGAGCGACGCCGATCCCGGCCGCGACCTTTAGGCGCGGCGCGATGACGGTAAACCGCTTGCGCTCGCTGTCGTATTGGGTGCCAGAGCTGCTGACGGCATTGGCTACATGGCCGTCGAAAACCAGCGGCGTCCCGATCAGGGCACCGGCCGGAAGAAACAGAATCCCCTCTGGCTCGCCGTTCCCGTCTTGCATCGACGCGTAGGCAGCGGCAATCGCCGCGCTCGAATCCGCCACCCCGGTCTTGTCGTACCCGGAGAAGCCGCCTGCGTTGAAGACGGGCAGCAGCGAACCGCCGAGCGCAGCCTGTACCGCCGCAGGAACAAGGCTGCCATCGGTGTTGTGGGAACCCAGGAGCCAACTTCGGAAGGAGGCACCCCAGCCTGTCTGCCCGTCTGAGGGAATCGACTCGGCCATGTCACGCCCCGAAAGGAGCACTCCCCCACGAGGAGCCACCGAAGCCGCCCATGAACGCAAGCGCGCCCTGGCTGCGAACGCCGCACTGGAACGTCACAAGGCCGCCAACTGGGTCAGATGTGGTGAAATCGCTAACGCGCCCAAGTACCTCGTAGCCGTAGGAACCTGTCGTCAGAAGATCGAGGGTTAGAACCGACTCGTTCAGAACCGCGTTGTGCAGAGAGGTTTGCCCTGCATCGCTCGCCACATCCCATTTTCCCTGAATGACAGCAGTCATCTTTTCGAGGCCGGGAATATCTGATGTCCAAACGTCACCGAGCGCGGACTGGTCGAGGAACGTGTCGGCAACGGCGGCAGTCCACTCATCGACAAGCGCGACGGTTGTGCCCGTAGACCCACCGACCTTGACGCTTCCGTTGAATCCGGCGACCGCAGACACTAAGAGCGTCTATCGGGCGGTCTAGATGTCAGCGGCGGCGCGGGATTCCTCTATCCACGCTGCCCCATCACAGTAAAAACTGATCGTCTTCCGCTTCGTATCCGCAGGCTTCGTCAGCGTTCCGGCCAGCTTGAAGAGCGTGCCCCATGTGGGGGTGCCGAGCGTTCCGCCTGACGAGTTCCTGATGTCAAAGACGAGGGACATGCCTGCTTTGGCGTTCGTCGGATTGTTGATCGTGAACGCAACCGTGTCCGTCGCGACGATCTGCACGTACTGCTGCGCGGACGCATCGACGGTGATAGATGCGCTATAGGTGGCGGCGGCAACCGTCGTCAGCGCACCGACAACACCCTCAACGTCGGCGTGGCGGGCAACCCCACCTACTGAGTAGTCGGGCCAGCTTTTGAGTAGCGACATGCCAGCCCCTTAGTCGAGTAGGAAGTATTCGACGGTCGCGTTCTTCGCCGCGAACGCGTTGTTGTTCGTCACCTGCACCTGCACTTTGGGGATGCCGCGCAGCTCGAACGTCTGGCTTGTGATGACACTGTCGGGGGTTCCCGTTGCGACAACCGGGGTGGTGGACGAGGTGGCGGTGAGCGCCTGACGGAGAATGGTGACCCCGTCGTCCTGGTAGGGACGAACACCGAGGACAAGGTCTGCCCCGGTGGCGGTGGCTGTCTCGATCGCCAGCACCGTCAACTCGGCGAAACCGGCCGTAACGATGTCAGCGGTTAGGACGCCTCCACCTTGGGCGACCGACTGGGCGTTGATTACCCGGCCGGACGCGCCCTGATGCGCCCCTGCCACTTCCTACGCCTTCGCGGCCTTGATCGGTGTCAGCTTGTAGCCTCGCACCGTCGCGTCCAACTTGAACTCCTCGTCGGTTAGGACAGTCAGCGGGGCGACCTTTCCGGCCTCCATCGCATAACCGACCCATGAGCCAACAAGCTCCTGCGGGATCTCGTCGCCGGGGGAAAGCACCTGGCGCTCCCCGTCAACCTCAACGGGGAGCGCTTTCAGTGCGACATACCGGACTTCAGCGACAGCCATTACTAGCTGGTCGCCGCCGAGAAGTACACTCCGAGGTCTGGAGCAACCTGCTTCTGGTCGAAGCTCATCTCAGCCTCGATCCTCGTGGTCGGACGGCCGTTCGCGTCCGTACCGAGCCACGGCATCTGGATCTGCTTGATCTGTGCGGTGTAGCCCGCGATCGGCGTCCATGTGAAGATGTACCCGGCCGAAGCGGTCTGGATACCGGGTGCCGGAGCCGCGTAGCAGAGCAGGGCATCCGTGTTCGTGGCCGCCCAGTTCATCGCGTCCGCAGCGCCTTCGTGCGCCGAGTTGTAGATCGAGGATGCCACGTACACCTGGAAGCCACCAGTCGGGGATTCCGGCTGGTTCGGCGGGGCGAGGACGGACGCCATCACGTCATTTGTGATGACGCCGCGCTCCGTGTACTTGATCCGCTGAAGGAACTCGTCGTGGTTCTTCAGCGCCTTGTACGTGTTGGTGCCGAGCACGAGCCGGTTCGGGTAAAACCCGGTGAGCTTCTTGACGTTGAAGGACTGCGTCTCGATGTCCTCGACCGGGGTTGAGTTCGCGGCATCCCACTTCGTGCCGGGGGTGATGTCGGTTGCGCCGACACCACCTGTCCAGATTCCCGTCTTGAAGAAGTTTGAGACGAACTGCCGCTCGCGAGTGATCGCGAGGCGCTGCGTCAGAAAGATCGTCGCGTCACGGTCGGCGTCGAGCGGGTTGTCCGAGTTCGCCCGCAGCATCGGTCCAACGTCCTTGTGCAGCGACCAGGCGTTGCAGTTGTACGTGGACTGGCTGATGGTGTAGCCGGAACCGACCGACTCCGTACCGTCAACACGGATCTGCGCCTCATCGCGGAACCATGCCCCGCGATCGTAGGTGAAGTAGATGTTGCTGGCCTTCGGGACCGGGACGACCGGGAACACCTTGTCGGCGATGTAGTCGTTCGGATTCGTCAGGTACGCGATGCTGATGTTGGTCAGCGGCGCGTTTACATGAACGTCTTGAAATGTAGGCTGTGGCATGTTTTCCTCTCCTTCCGGTTAGTTGGTGATACCGGCGTGGGTGAGGAGAACCGACACGTAATCGCCCGATGATGCGGAGGCGAGTGCGATTCCCACGGTGTAGGAACCCGCCAGCGGTTCCGGCGTGCCTGCCGAGACGGACGCTGCGGTGGCTTTGACAGCCTTACCGGATGCGTCCGACGCAACCTTGTCGTTCACGGTGATGGTGCCGCCCGCGATGACCTTGGTGATGCCGAAGATGCGAACCTGCCCGCCACGTCCTGCTGCGGCAGGCTTGTCCTGAAGGACGCCGAGCACGGAGACGTTCGCGCCTGCGACCGCCAACTGTGTCGAGCCGTTCATAACCACGAACTGGAACTGATGGGTCGAGAGATCGGAACCGGCCTGGAATGTGAAGTCCACGCCGACGTTGGAGTCGTATGCCATCTAGGCCACTTCCTTCAGGTACTCGTCGTAGAGGGAGCCGTCGTTTTCGAGCGCCTTCGCGATGGCCTGCGGCTGCGAGAGCTTCGGGTCGGCCTTGCGGAGTTCGTCCGCTGCGGCCTTCAACTTGCCCTCGGAGTCAGTTGCGCCGCCGTGGCCTGCACGTCCGGCCTCCTTGAAGAGGTCGCCCGCCTTGACCTGCTCGTCGGCAGCCTTGAGAACCTCGTCCAGCTTCGCGGCGGTCCCCTCGGGGATTGCGCCATCCCGCTCGGCGTTGGCGATCGACTTCAGCACCGGGCCGAACTCGTCGTCGCTCTTCGCCAGGTTCTCGTAGCCCTGTGACTTCGCGATGTAGTCGCGGGTCTCGCGAACGTCGCGCTCTTCCTTGGCGATCTTCTCGGCGTTCTCAGCCTTCGTCGCCTGCTCGTCGGCTTCCTTGCGAAGCTCGGCCTTCTCGTCTTCGGTCGCCTTGATGACGGCCTCGACGGCTGCGCGGTTCTCTTC